CGTGCAAAAAATAAATAATATAGTACAGAGCGAGCAACCGAAACACAACGGTCGTATACCTGAGTCAAATAGGTCAATCCGCTTATTGTACAATTCCAATAGGGCAGGTCATTCCTGCTTGGACAACCTGCCCAGCCTTATCACACATAGGAGGAACAATGGCTAACGACATACCAGATTTTATGCGTGAGTTTGATACAGATGTTGATTACGGATTTACTCCTGTATCACAAAAACCAGTTGAAGAAACACAACCAAGTATTGACCCAAGTGTAATAGAAAATTCAAATTTAGAACTAGCAAAAATTAAATCAGACGTTTCTGATATTAAATCTGCTATGAATGAAATTATGCAAATTGTTGCTGAAAAGGACACAGTAACAAAAGAAATACAAGACGCTGACACACAAAATAGATTTAAAGAGATTGAAAAGATTGTATTACCTTTTTTATATAATCTTTCAAAGTCCAATGAACCTTATATACATTGGCCAAATAGAGGGCCAATCATTAAGGCACAGATGGACAAATTACTTAAATTAACAAGGGGATAATATATGTTAGAAATAAAAGCTCATCACAAAGAATTAAAACGAGCTGTGAACGAAGTTGAGAATAAAAGATCACAGGACAGATCAATCAGGTCTTGGTATGATTTAAGGACCCTAAAAAAAGTTAAACTAATGGCAAAGGATAAATTAAATGCAACTAAGCAAAAACTTTTCACTTAAAGAACTAACTGCCTCACAAGCGGCAGATAGGCATGGTATTAGCAATAACCCTAGCGAAGACCATATGGATAATTTAAAAAAACTATGTGATAATGTTCTACAAAAAGTTAGAGATCATTATGGCAAAGTAGTTACAGTATCAAGTGGTTATCGTAGTCCAGAACTATGTGTTAAAATTGGTTCGAGTGCAAAATCACAGCACGCAAAGGGCCAAGCCGCTGACTTTGAAATCTTTGGTGTACCAAATGGTGAACTAGCAAAATACATTATTGACAACTTAGATTTTGATCAGCTTATATTAGAGTTTCACAATCCAGATGAACCTAATAGTGGGTGGATACATTGTTCATATAAGAATACTGAAGAAAATAGAAAACAAGTATTAAGAGCATACAGAAATGATGATGGTAAAACGGTGTATGAACCGTATGATCCATCTTGAGCTGTTGAACGTATTAATGATGAAAAAATAAAAGAGCAAAACAAGATCATTGACTTGTATATGCAGAAAGGCATATAAAAGCTTGACTTATATTGCATTTTGTGATATAATGATTATATAATATTAAATAATAGGAAGGTATATTATGGCGTTTAATTATGTAAAACTGAATGAGAATGTTCTACCTAAATCTTTAGGTGTGAAAGGTAAAAACCAAGATGGTATAAGATATTATACTATTGATGGTGTTAATATGCCTTCAGTAACTTCAATACTAGGACAAATACCTGAAAAACAAGTAGGTATACAAGCATGGAGAAATGCAGTTGGTGAAAAAATGGCTAACTATATTTCTACAACTGCTGTCAATAGAGGTAAAGCAACCCACACATTAATAGAAAATCATTTAAAAAACGAAGATGAAAAATCAGCAGGTATAACTGCTGTTACACCTTTAGGTTTGTTTAGAATTATAAAACCTTATTTAGCTAGAATGGATAATATCCATTGCATAGAAGAATATTTGTATTCAAAAGAAATAGGTGTTGCAGGTCAAGTTGATTGTGTTGCTGAATATAAAGGTAAATTGTCTGTAGTTGACTTTAAAACATCCACAAAAAGACGTGACGAAGATTATAACTATGGTAACTTTTTACAATGTTCGGCCTATGCAAAAATGTTTGAAGAACTGTTTCCTGACAAAAAGATTGAACAAACAGTTATATTGGCTGCTTGTGAAGATGGCTTTGTACAAGAATGGATACACGGTGAAGATAAGATAAAACAACATCAGGAGTTATTTTATAAACACACTAAGGACTTTTTTGAAAGAAATAGTATAAATAATTAATAAAAGTCAATAGTCGAATTAATCAAAAAGGTGATTTAATATATCCTACTTGCGACCATAACAGCTAAAGGGAGATATGAAAAAGATAATAATAATTTTAAGTTTACTAATTTCTAGTATAGCATATGCAGACCACGAAAAAGATTTCGGTGAGTATTATTTTCAACAAATACCAGCGCTATGTACTAAACCAGAACTAGTAGATAACTATTTAAATCATTTTGGTTTTGAACCAGTAAACGTATCATTAGGTAGAGAAGGTATGCAAAAAGATGGTCAACCTGTATATATGGTAACTTATTATATAAACAAAGATAATACAGAAACTACAGCTACAATTGATATACCAAGTGGTTCTGAAAGATGTTTGATATTTCATACATTTGATTTAACAAAACCATTAAAGAATTAAACGTTGAAGGTATGATAATACCTGGAGAAGACGAGGGTGCAATTCCCTCCCACTCCACCATTAAAACAATGAAATTTTAGGGGTGGAACTAGGATCGATTCGCAGTTAAAACATACTGGAGTTTAATGGCTGATAACCTACTATCAAATCATAAATGCTAACAATTTAGCGATGGCAGCTTAATACTGCTAAACGGTTTGCCTGTACCGAGTAACAGAACACAGGCACTTGACAAAAACACTTATAAATGTTATACTAAAAGTATGTTAATGAATAGTAAAAAGTTTGGGTTAATCATAGAAGGTATTGTTAAAGAAAAAAAGATACCATACCTTGACGCTGTTGTCAAGTATTGTGATGAAAATGAGATTGATACAGCAACAGTTGGTCCACTTATCAATAAACAACTTAAAGAAAAAATACAAAGAGAGGCAGAAAAACTGAACTTGGTTGAAAAATCAAGTACCGCAGTTTTACCTATATGAGTAATGATAGTTATGAAGCATATAAATTATATCTTGCTGTCAAACTTCATTTTACCTCTAAAAGTTATGACTTCTTTAAACACAATGCAAAGGTAAATTCTAGTTTCAATAGTTTTATAAAACGTAATGATAGATTTTTCTTTTATAAACTCACTACAAAATACAATAAAGAAGAACTGCTTGATTATTATGTCTGTAATTTCTTCAACAATTCAAAAACTTGGATTGGTAACCTTATACGAGCAGATGGTGAAACTAATTATACAAAGTGGAAGAAGTTTAATCAAAGTTTTACCTACAATTTTAGAAGCGATTGCTTATTACTTAATAATAATATTAGCACTAATAGCATTTCTTTTGATGATTTGTTTCGTGTATCTAAAGGCCAACATCCAGTGTTGTTACGGCTACTTCTTTCAGGACAAATATCAATACAAACAATCATCATCTTGGATAAAATACTATCGTTTATTAAGAATTGGGATAAAGAAATTGCCGAAACTGTTATATGGCCTGAAAAGTCATTTAAGATTGCCAAGTTAAAACCATTTGTAAATTATAACTTGACAAAATGTAAATTTATTATGAAAGAAATATTTGTATGACTAATATAATACCTGAGTCAAATAGAATAGGCGATAAAGTAATAGATAGGGTGTATCAAAATTTACATGGCACTTTACAGTTAATACTAAAAGATGGTTCAATTTATGACGGTAAGATTGATAAGAAGTCAATTAAGTTATCTGATGGTTCTTTAGGTCATGTTTATAATGTAAAAAACAAATGGTTTGATAGAACAGGCATACCTATAGATAAACCAGATAATTTAATAACAAGATGAAACGTGTATTTTTAATTGGTAATGGTG